ATATATTCTGCCGTTCCGATTTTTAATATCGGCTTGCATAAAAATACCTTTTATTTTATAATTCTTATTACCCTTCTCATCCTGCTCTATGAGATAGTCAGTATCCTGTTCAATATGTTCTGATATTAATTTTAATGTGTATCCCATGATCGTTCCTTAAAATGGATTAACGTGTGCGACTTCTTCAACACGAACAACTGCATCACTACCAGAAGTTTCGTTTATCGCAGACAGTGTAAAGTTTGATTCTGCTCTATTATAGAACAATACAGTTTTACCTGTTGAGTCTACTCCACTCTCTAATGTAATGGTGTCTCCAGCATTTGAACTGGAACTATCTGTTCCATCTAACAATACTTCGCCCGGCCCCATAGTTGGTTTTGTGTCTGGAGTTAAAAGAGTAGAAGTATTTGCTTTTAACGTGAAACCATTTAACGCAGTTGCAGCAGTTCCTGCTTCCGTTATTTTAACAGAGACATCATTTCCACCAACCTCTGTAACTCTTACAGCATTATTCGGACTAAGCACACCAAGATCCAGAGAATGAGCTGCGTCATCTCCAAGTGAGTTAATTATTCCGATATGTCTTACTAATCTAAATGCCATCATTCACTCCTAAATTGTTAACATCTCTTTTTCAAAGTATCCCATAAGTTGTCTCTCCGGCACCTTATATTTTTTAGATACTTGTTTTATTGTTTTTTCAAAAGTATTTAGGAAATCTGAAGGTTTAGTGTCCATTTTAATAAAAATATCATCAACAGCATCTTTCATCTTAGGAGATAATTTTTTATACTCCTTTGACTTCTTATGCTCATCTTTCTCTGGGAGAGATGTATATAATGAATTAAACTGCTTCATCTTCCTCTACTTCTGGTATATGATTTCTTACTAAAGAACCAGCAACTTCTCTTCTTTTGTTTTCTAAGGCATCACCAACTTTTGATGACATTGCTATTTTAAATGCATCCTCAGCATCTAGGTTCTTTCCATTCTGTAACGCATCTACAAATTCTTTCGCACTCATTATTGTTCTCCATTTTTAGGCTGTTCTGGTGGAACTTCACCTTTATATTTTGCTACATCATCTGGATCAATCGGATCTCCACCAGCAGATGGGTATCTGGTGATACCATCAGTTCCATCTGGAACTTCAATTCCACCTTCATCTGGATCAAGTCCAGACTCTTTATTTATTTCATCTTGCATCATATCAATCTCTGCATCAGTGAGATTAAGAACATTTTTCTGAACCCATCTCTTACTAAAGAAAGTACCAATATAACTCTCAATGTTACCCAATGCATTAACTCTGTCCTCAAGTAATTCTGCTTTTTTGAGTTCTGCAAAATGTCCGTCTTGTAAGAAGTTGTACTGAATATGCTGATGCATACTCTTCCAATCTTCTATAGTGATTACACCTTTTAGTATGAGTTGTGTTTTTAAAATATCTGTGAATAAAGGTGTAAACTTCTTTCTAAGTCTCTGGACAAACTTTGTAAATTTAAGTTCATCTCGTGTAATCTCTGTTGAACGACCAAGACTAAAACCAGCCTCTGCCTCTAGTCTTGAAATAGGCACGTTTAAAGAACGATATAGTTTTTTCTTGAAGTATTCGATATCATCTATCTCACCAAGATTAGAACCGCCAGGCAAAGTTGTGATCTCTGTTCCTCTACCACCTTCTCTTCTAGGCAACCAGAAATCTTCTAACATCGACATATGATTTCTGTCATCTCGTATCTCACCAGTGGATGCATCATACACTAGTTTGTTACGATAACGATTCATAACATCCTTGAGATATTGTTCTGCTTTAATCTTTGGTAGATTACCGACATCAATATAGAAGATACGTCTTTCTGGTGCTCTTGATATACGATAGATAACAAGACTATCCTCAATCATTCGTAATTGATTTACTGGTTTGATTGCCTTATGTAAGTAAGATAATACATGACCTCTGTTTTGGTCAATCAATCCACTAGGACAATATGCGATTGAGTCTGGAGAGATCTTGATACCCTCAGTGGCTCCAGTTTTAAGTCCATTATGATTGTAAAGAAAATACTCATTTACTTTTTGTACAAGTTCAACACTTGTCCCCTGTTTAAGATTTTTCTTTACTTCTTTAACTTTACGAATCCGTTTAGGTTCGATATATCGTAATTCTTGAATACCCTTTTTCGGATTTTTTTGGTCAATGACTTTATGGTAATATAGTCTACCATCGACATACCATCTACGAAAAATGTCATGTCCCTTTTGCTCAAAATTTAATAACTCTAAAACAGTATCAAACTCTTCAACAATTCTGTCTTTAATTCTTTTAGGCATCATCAATCGTTCTAATTCAATAGCAACGGCTTGATCTTTTTCGTTTGCAACTATACCTTCATTAATAATATCCTCAATCGCACTATCACACTCTGGTTGTTGTGCGATATCACGATATCTACGAATTAAGTCTTGTTCAGTTCTTTCACGACCATCTTGATCCAGTAGTTGTCCGTAAAAGCCACCAGCAACTGCTTCCAAAGTTCCATCTTCTGAACTAGGTTCAGTAAACTTTTCTTTGGAAGCAGAATCTTTTATTCTCTCAAATTTAAATCCAAACAACTCAGCCATTATATCTCCTACTGTTACAGACTATTTAGTAGGTTAGAAATTAACGCCTGATGCCTCAAGATGTTGATATTTCCAAGTTACATCAAAAGTTTCAATCGTATCTTGATTTTCATTTGATAATGCAATCTCACCTATTGTAGTTGGAAAACAATTTCTTAAAATATAAGTTTTAAGAACTGTGTCATCTCTATCTAATTGTTCTACTTGCAAATCTGTCTGATAGTCTGCCGGACTTGAAGTACCAGTATTTTCTGCAAAATCATTAATACCATTACTCCATCTTTCCATTGCAGTCTTAATCATAAAATCTGTGTCATTATAAAATGTAGTATTCCAATCGCCAGGAGCTGGTCTATCGCCTGGATAATGGATAACTCTACCTCTGAATGGCACCTCAAAGAAGTTCATTTCTATTGCTGGGAGTGCAGCCGCAGTTACAAGAAATGAAGTTCTACGAACATCTAGTCCTATTGCAATGCCAGGAGGCGGAGTTATAGTTACTCTAAATTGGTTGGCTCTTGCACCACCACCAAGTAGATTTGCTTTGAAATCATCTATGTTTCCCATGATTAGCCTCCTACCTCTGTAAAGCTTACCCCAGTTCTAACTGCGATAAAGTTTAGAGTTATAAAGTTGATAGAACGACTGGGTTTGATAAAGATATCTGCAACAAACTCATTTCTATCAATGACCTCACCAGTATTATTAGAAGCATCAGCTTTAACACTAAAGTCTGTGATACCTCTTCTACCTTGGATGTCTCTCAAGAAAGGTTCTACCAAGTTTCTAAACTGTGCTCTTGTGAACTCATCATTGAACTCAAAGAGTTGGAACTTAGCAGCAGTTGCAATTGCTTTTTCAAGAAGTAAGAATAGTCGTCTTACGTTAATTCTATCAAACGCACTTGGTTTACTTAATGCAGTCTTATCTCCAAACAGAACCACACCTTGGCCTGGGAAGTTAACAACTGGATTTACTCTCGCACGATACAGTCTGTCTCTTTCTGCCTTCGTAGGATTGTAAGAAAGTTTTACTGCACCTCTTACGTTTCCTCTATTGAAACCAGCAGGGGAGAAGAAACTATCTGCGATTTGGTCTGTGAAAGCACAGAGTCCAGCAGTGTCTCCGTTCAATGGTACAAATCTAAATACGTCATTGTACTTATCGAACATATATTTGTATGCACTATCAAACACCATGTAAGAAGATGATGGACACAAGTCAAATGCGTCAATCACGTTTCCAGTTGCAGTGTTAGATGAAGATACACCGACTGTTGCAGATCTGAAAGGTGATACGAAACCTACACAATCCCTTCTCTTTTCCACAAGTGCAGTTATCATTGTTACATGAGTGTCTTGAGATGAAGAAGTATCACCAGCTCCACCACCACGACCACCAAGAACAAGGTTGATGTCTAGTGACTCTGTATCCTCAAACTTATCATATGCACTTTCATACTCACCAGCATTTAGTGCGTAGTCATCAGTTCCACCAGCAAGTTCTGTTTTTGTTGGTGCAGAAATCACTGAATAACCAGATGTTCCATCTTCAAGTGAAATGTTACCATCTGCATCTGTTCCACCACTATCTGTTGCGTTCAAAATAATGTTATCTCCAGCATCAGTATTAGAACCATCAGTTCCGTTTAAGATAATTGAACCAGCTGCACCACTGATATCCTGACCAAAGTTTGCTCCACCAGTATTGTGATCCATCCAGTAAACAAATTGTGATGACTTAAAAATTCTATCTGCATAATAGATACTGTCACCCTGTGGTGATTTTGCATTTGGGT